TTCCCGGCTAGGCCACTACATGATGATGGGAGAGCTTTCATTGGACGGCAGCTTGAAGCCGGTAAAGGGAATTCTGCCGATTGCGATCAAGGCGCATGAAGAGGGATTCAAAGGTTTTATCGTTCCCAAGCAGAATGCCCGTGAGGCCGCTGTCGTCAATGACCTGGATGTGTATGGCGTTTCGACCATCAAAGAAGTGATTGAGTTCATTGCAGGAAGACGGGATTTGGAGCCGACGGTTGTCAATACCCGTGAGGAATTTTATGCCCGGCAACTTCAGTTTGAAGCGGATTTCTCAGATGTACGCGGACAGGAGAATGTGAAGCGTGCGTTGGAAGTAGCCGCCGCCGGAAGCCACAACCTGATCCTGATCGGTCCGCCGGGGAGTGGCAAATCGATGCTCGCCAAACGTCTCCCTTCCATCTTGCCACCTTTTACCTTGCAGGAGTCGCTCGAGACCACCAAGATACATTCGGTCGCCGGCAAGATCGGGCTGGACACTTCCCTGATGACGCAACGTCCGTTCCGTTCGCCCCATCACACGATTTCGAATGTGGCGATGGTCGGTGGAGGCGCTTTCCCGCAGCCGGGAGAGATCAGCCTGGCACATAACGGAATCTTGTTCTTGGATGAACAACAGAATAAACACTTTAACCATTCGTATAAACTGATTATCAATCATTTATGAAAAATGTTAAATAATGCAACCTTTTGCATATTTGGAAACTTACAGCCGTGAAAAGTAGGGTAGGCTGGGGTTTAACCGACTGTCAGCTTAAAATATTACCCCATTCCCCTTATCTGAAACTACTTGAATACCTATCTTATCAAATACTTCATCTATGTTATTCATTAGTTGTTCACCAGTAGTAACAGCACTAGCTTCTTCTCTCTGTAGCCTTATCTGTTCATTTACCAACTCTAGCAGTATATCCATAGCATAGTACATATCATTACATATATCTTCTAGTAATGTATCTGCCATTAACCCATTAACTATACTATATTCCTTATCCTTATAACCTACAATACTAGTAGGCTCTCCATTAGTCAAAGGTGTAATATAATAGAAGTTCAATCGTTTGCTAGTAGGATGAATCCACTTACAGCCTTCCCTGTATATATCCCTAATACCTAAATACTTCTCATCTAATAATTCCAATAGATAGTTAGTAGTTAGTGCATTGCCTTTTACTTTCAACTGGTTTAAAGCTCCCCCCTTATCAAAGTGGTTATAGAAAGAAGTCTGGTTCTTTACTAACTGGCTAGCAAAGACTGTCATACAATTATCTATCTGCATCCTTATTTGCTGAATAGCACATAGATAATTCTTAGACTGGCATAGTGTTATAAATCCATCATAGATAGTATTAGCTATAACTAAAGTGCCTAATGTAAAATGGCTTCTTCTAATACAATCTAATGATACCTTATAGGCTGGATTATCTATACCTTCGATAGCATCCACTATCTTTCTTCCATACTTCTTATACTCCATACATCTTAAAATAAAAAAGGCTAGCCGAAGCTAGCCCCATTGTTTGAAGTCCTTCCAGTTACTGACCTATCAACTCCTTCAAGGCTTCTTTATCATCCTCTGTAAGAGATTGAATGTAGCGATAAGCCTTAGCCTTTCGCATTTCAGACTTTAGATTAGCATCTGGAATTTCCAGTATAGCATTAAGGTTAGCTATGTATTCCTTATATCTTGCGATATAACGACCACATTTAGCCTTAACCTGTTCTACTGTGTCACTGTCTGTAATATACAAACCAACACCAAAAGCCTTACTTAAATCCTTGCGGTCTGCTGAAACCAATACTGAAAGAACATTCACCTGTGATTCTTGATTCTGTGTCATAATATAAAAAGTTTAAATTATGCCAATACACTATTATACTGGCTATTCAGACAAATAGTGCTATCAGAATCACGATGCAAATGTACTACAAAGTAACCACATAAACAAATAGCCTGCAATCTACCACCAGACTACAGGCTAAATTTATTTACTTTCTAAATATCATCCGATAATGATAATCTACCCCAAACAAGGCACCAGCAAAGGTACAAGTTTCACCAAAGGCAATAAGTACGCTGCTGTCTATTATTCCTAATGGTGCTACACAGAACCCTCCAATTAATAAACCACAGCCTACTATTACTAATACTGCTGCCGATATTAATTGTAAGTTTAGCTTATCTTCTTTTGTCATTCTGCTGATTGTTTAACTTTAATTTCTTGAATGGATGTATCTACTAATGCTATTATATCAGCCTTATTAGCTGCTGGAAGGTTATAGTTATAATTAACTAATCCCCCATCCAGTTCACAGTAGTTAGCATCACCGATATAGTTCATATCTTCAATAAGGTAGATACTAACATTATAGTTCATCTTTCCATTCATATCAATATTGAATGTACCTTCTAACTTCATTGTTCCATTATCTGTTACTACATTGTAATTTGTGTGCTGCATTTCGATAGTTGTAGCCATAGTTTTAAAATTTAAATATGCTATTGGTTATATCTGATTATTAAGGTATAGGCATTGGCATAAGTGCCTGTATAGACTTCTGTAACTGGTTATCAAACCATAAACATAGCCAGCAAATAGAAGATGTGCTATTATTATAAAGTGAACCAGTATATTTCTGTGAAGTTGTTTCATCATTAACTGTAAGTGATTTAGGTAGACCAGTAGCAGTAGCAATCTGATTGATACCTTTGTTATCCTTACATAGCTTAACTGCAATATTATTAATTGTACCACCTCTATAAGTAGAACCTACTGCACTAAATTGTAAAGTCCAGTCATAGTACTTAGTATTATTTTCTCTTTGCTGCGCCCTAAAGATAATTTGCACCTTCTGACTTCCTGCTACTACATCTGCCTTAACTTGTATAGATGCTACTGGCATAGGTAAGGCTAAGAATCTATCATTAGCATTACCTGTATGTGGTGAAGTGGGTGTACTAACTGCATTAGTTAGAAACTCATATACTTGTACAGTCTTACCTGCAAACTGCTGCATCTGTGTAGTCCACCAGTACAACTTCCCACTATACCAATAAGATTTACTACCATCTGTTACTAAAGCACCTCTATGAAGGTTCAACTTACTCCCATCAGTACCATATACTACATATATATCATCTTTAGTAAGATAAGCTAAACTAGAAGTATCACCCCCTGGTGTACTGGATTCTATACCTGCTAGTGGCTTTTCATAAGAAGCGTGATTACTAGAAGTTACACCGCCTATATTCTGTACTGCACCATCTTTATAAGTAGCATACAAAGGCATAGCTGCACTATGTTCATAGTTTCTAAAGTCACCCAATCTATAAGGACTATTAGAACCACCAGTAGGTTTATTATATTTATAGCCTAAGTTCCCATTAGCCTTAATAGCACTTACTAATGAAGTGGGGTTATTGGCTTG